TCCCCTCTCCTTCGGCCTCTTCTCGGTTCTGCTCCGCCCCTGCAGCCATGAACCATTGTAAGCCCTCATATGCCGTTGTTCCATCTTGGGGGATACCTAGCCCATAAAGCAATGAATACGCGACTTGCAAACGCTCATATAGCTCCATATCTTCGTCAGCAAGTGCAAGGGATATCTGAATGCCAATACGGTAATCTGAGCGAATCAGATATCCTTCATATTCTTCGGGCATCCGGTCGAGCAGGATGTTATACATTTCCCTTGCGTCCCGCGTTGTACTTTGCCGCCATCTGCTTCTGGCGCTCGCGACCGTATTTCTCGAAGTAAGGCGTCAACGCTTCGAAGAAGGCTGCATAGAGCTCTATACTGGGTACAATATCGCCGAATACTTTCCTGCAGGTTTCAGGGCCAAAAATGGCGTCGATTTCGGCGCGCAACTTCTCGTGGATCTCGAGATTTAACGACACTCCAGCACGAGCTTTTTCAAGTTCCGATAGGTCACCATTGTCAATGTCCTCAGCGCGCTTCTTGTATTCATCTTCCCGGCTTTGAAAGCTGTCGATAAGGTTAAAAAACCGTGTCGGGAACGACTGATCGCCAAAAGGCAAAACAATACATTCTCCCTTATCGTTAACTTCGATTTTGACCGCGCCGGTATCAATGCGTAATTTACTTATTGCTGCCATTTTATCAACGCTCCTAGTAATTTTACTGCCCCGGCTTAAGCCGAGGCAGTAAAGGTTTTTGTGGCCGGGTCAAACGTCCCATGAGTACGTTCGCCGATCCAATGGAGCGTGCACGGCGCATTTACGCCTGAAGTGTCGCCGCCAAAGTTGGTTAGTTCTACAACAGCACGTTGTTCCCAAGCCACGTAAGTGCCGGTACCGGATGACTTATAGAGTTTTACCCACATAAATGTGGCAATCGTGTCATCCAGGATTTTTTCCAGCTCCTCGAGCTCATCGAGGAATTCAGAGAACTTGTTGCCGCCCTCGACACGGATCGGGTCAAGCTCCGTTGTCTTCTCATACCGATCCAGTACCGTGTCGGTAACACCTGTGATATCGGACACGGATTCAACATTGGCCGATTGTTCAATGCCCGCTTCCTCGATGCCTTTGCCGATCAACTCATAGGTAGGCGTGGTTCCGGACTTATAAAAAAGAGCGAAGTCTTTGCGCTTCGCCTTACCTGCAGCGATTGTTCCTGCCATTGTTATTCTCTCCTTTTCATGAAAATCATTTGTATCTGCACCTGATAGGTGCCGGTTCCGTCCTCATCGATGTCGAAGAGCATGGCGTTTGACACTTGTATTTCTTCAACCTCATACCTGACGCCCAACGCAGGAAACGCCCCGGCATCGTTCTGCTCCTCGATCCAATCGGTGAGCGCTTCCAAAAAGTCGTAGTTCTCCCGCCGATCCACCTCATCAGTAGCAGCCTCTCGTGCGTAAAAAACATAGCTGTTTTGATAAGTTCGGTTGCCCTGGATGTCAATGCTCGTATTGCCGTTACCCGACGGAGCCAAAGCGTAACTGGACAGCGTTAGCTCCGGTCGGTCGGTCAGCACTTGGGCAATCGGCCACAACTCCATGCCGTTAAAACCGGTCAACCAAGTCTGTAGGGTTTGAATGATGCTCAATCAGCAACACCTCCTGCCGCGTTTGCCACGGTGTTGACGATCTTGCCTTTTTTATCTGCCCACATACGCTTATCCCAAAACGGGCCTCGCTTCGACGCGCCATGGTGCTGCAGATCCCTATCGGTCACAACCTTGCGCTCGCCTTGTTTAGCCCAGGCGCTGCGCGAATGGATACCAACCATGACCTTGCCGAAGTAGTGGAACTTCGCATATGGCTGATTGTAGGTAATGCTGTCTGGTGAGATAATCCGAGAGTTTTTGAGCGGCCCGCTTTGAAACGGGATATACGGGTCCATCTCCCTAGCGCATTCATTGGTGAAAAGCTGCTGCACTCGACCGTTGGGTTCAAGGCCGCGCTTGCGCAGCATCTTGCCGGAATTATCGAGATTGGCAACAACCTGAATCATTTACCGCTCACCTCCCAATGTGCCATGGAGCCGCCGAAAGACTTGGTATCAACGCTGGTGATCAGCAGCACGTCGTCATAGCCCTGCAGCTCCTTGGTGGATTTGACGATCTCATAATCGATGTCGCCTTTTATAACCGTATCGCCCGGCTGCAGCGTCCAGGTATCGGTCTTGTTGGCCAGAGCAGTCCACACTTTCGGAGCTTGGTAGATACGCAGCGGCACCTTGGCGAGTGTAAAGGGGATAATGATCTGCACGTTGTCAGCCGGGGCAACACCGGTACGGCGGACCACCGCCCCCCGGATGGCGTTCCAAAACACCCCTTGCAGCACCGTGCGCTGCCACTTTTCTACGCCGCCGTCAACGTACTTGTTGTAGACCGTGATGATATCGTTGAGCATCACGCCCACCCCGCAAGCAAGCCAGTGCCAGATAGATAAAGCGCCGCGGCATCATACAGACGCCGTTCAGCGCTCTTCGCCTTTGTGGCATATGAACGAGACCAAGGACCCACCGTTTGACTGACCAGTTCACCGCCCTCGTCGTTGATCCGCCACGTCTCGGCAACCGCACAGGCCGCCATTTTAACAGAATCGGGGGTGGGGTCGGGCACCCTTCCCCCAGTGATACGGTCGAGGTAAGCGCCGGCGCGCTCAATAAGGCGGTCAAATTCCGATGACGCGATGGAGCCGCCTTTATAAGTGCCGGTGTAATAGGCGTAATCAGCATAGGACACGGCGCTTCACCTCATCATTCCTCTTCGGGCGGCAGGTCATCATTGGGTGGGTCGTTTGTCGGTGGTTTGACCGCTGCGAGCAAGGCGGCCACTCGCTCAGCATTATTCTTACAGCCGGAGATATCCACGCCTATTTCAGCCGCTTTGGCTGTCAATTCGGTGGTGTTCATCTTTTCGATGGACTTCTCCGCCTTTTGCTTCTCCGACTCCGTAACGATCAGACCCTTAGCTTGGAAACGCCCCGCCAGGTAAGCGCTGTCAGTTTCGCCCTGCCCATCCCGGAAAGAGACGGACAGGTAAGTGCCGGTGAATTTTCGTTCTTTCGGAAATGTGATCTTATACATGTCACTGCACCTTGATCTTCCGGAACACACCGGCCTTTCTACTGTTCTTCAGGACAACGGCGGCGACCATCTCCACTTCGACCTTTTTTACCGCGCCAGGCTGAGTGAGGTCAGGCAGATACGTGTTGATGAGCTTGCCACCGGCGGGCGAAACCGCATGAAAAGCATCCAAACCAAACGCAGCTGCGTACAGGTCCGTGGTGCCGGCTGTGCCGTCGATCGCAACCGTGGGCACCGTGGTGGTCCCGTTGTAGTAATAGCCGAGATCCACAAGCGGGACACCATTGTAGCCCTGCACCTTTCGCCCGAAAGCATCCTCAGACTGGGTAAGATACCCTGCCCGGCGCGCGGCGCTGCGGATCTTGGTCAGCAGTTTTGCATTGCCCATCAGCATGCCAGGGACGCCATCGAGGCCGGACAGGAATTCATCCAGCATATCGAGGAATGCTTTATAGTTGGTGTCCAGGTTCGCAGACGTGGACAGATCAACCGCCGTGGTGGTGTTGTACTCCGTGCTGGAGCCGGTTAGCATCGTGTCCAAACCGTCGAACTCGTCCTCTGCCTGCGTGGCGTCACCATTGATTACGGCGTTGTGGAACAGATTCGTTGCACCCTTGACCTTCTGCTCCAGTTGGAAGCTCATCTCGTTGATGGCGCCACTGGTTGCCTGCAGCACACGATCAAGCTGAGCCGAACCACCAAAGATTTTCAGATCGGCCGTCGCCTTTGTACGTTTGGCTTCCTGCGCCGTGTACTCGCTGTTGAGAGCGCGGAAACCGGCAGTCGCTGGCGTGAGAAGCTTGACATAGCCGTATGTCAGCGTGCTGCCTCCCGTGCCCGGAGAAACAGAATCATCGAACGTAAGGGCGTCAAGAAGTAAAGAGCTGCGACGAAACTCGTCCACGACCTGCTGATCCACCTTATCCGCCATACCGACTTTTGCTTCTGCAAGAGTAATTGCCATAAGAAATCAATCTCCTTTTTCATATCTTTCTTTAAGTGCGCCGAGCAATGTCGTCACTGTACCGCCTCCAGGCGGGTCCTGATGTTGCATGCCACTGTCCACTTTTACTCCGGACTTCCCGGCATCCTTTTTTGGGTCTTTTTCCTCTTCGAACAGGTAGGGATCGCTCTTTTTCAGCGCGGTCAACTGATCATCCAAGCCTAGGACTTTGTCACCGTCAAGCTTGATTTTAGTAACG